ATGTCATTAGAAGCATATCTGCAGATCGAAGGAATTCCCGGCGAGACTCTCTCAGAAGGCTATGAAAACTGGATCGAGCTGCAAGACTTCGACCTTTCGGCTAGTCAGACGGCCTCAGCCACCTCCACGTCAGCCGGCGGCGCAACCTCGGGCAGGGCTTACATGAGCGACATGCTCGTTCGTAAGGCTGTTGATAATGCTACCCCAAAGCTTCATGAGGCTTGCTGCAGTGGTAAGCACTTCAAGCAGGTATCTGTGCATCTTTTCCGTGCAGGCGATCCAAAAGTCAAATACCTGGAGATAAAACTTGAAGAAGTTATTATCAGTTCTTTTTCATTAACGGGCAATGGCGACCAAGACAACAGCTTCCCAAGCGAACTTATCGCTCTGAACTATGGAAGAATTCAACTTATTTACTCCAAGCAAAGTCGAAAAACAGGGCAAAGCGCTGGACAAATTGCTGGCGGCTGGGATGCTATCAGCAACAAGATATTTTCATAACCACCCATTAGATTTCGCAGGGACAGGCGATGAATTACGAAATACCAGCAGTCATTCCTCCCGGAGTCAATGTAGACGTCCACATGAAGCTCGCGAACGATCAGTGGAAAAAAGATCCTAGCACGGGTGCTTTCATGAGTTGGTTTTACTACAAAGTCCGTAACAAGGGCCCGTGGGACTACAAGCAGAAACATCCTGAGTGGGAGGACTTCGGCAATTTTCATTACGGCGCTGTGGGGACAGCCGGCCAATTAACTGAGCAGCTTCTACTGAGAGCCGCTGGGTTCGCACAAGGAGAAGCCAAAACACGAAAGCATAAGTGGGGCCATTGGTTCTGGCTGCCTCCATACGGGGATGACCCCAAAGATCAGAAATGGATAAAAATGGGGATCTTGTATGCAAAATCCAAAGGATACTAACTTTAGATTTACTTACAAGAATTCGTTTTGGATACTTGTAGTCTTTTTAATAGCGAAGGCATTTCTTGGCGATCTTTTTGATTTCGGTAGTGACGCGGATGAAGTAGTGTTGAAGCGGGCGCTTCCTCAGGGTGATTGGCTGTATATTACACGTTACGGCGCCATGGCTACTGACGTGGACACACTACGCTTTTTTATCAGCAAACCGCTTGAAGGCGATGATTCAGAAGTACTGCATAAACTTAATAAGGAAAGCGAATTTCTGATCACGGATAGCTCTTTAGAAAACGTCGCAATCCATGACACACCCAATGGCGTAGGAATTACGGTAAAGGGCGCTGTCTACCGTTACTTTAGCAAGGAGTATGTCAGTGAAGGCGACGACCTTAGAAGCTATAGGATTACGCTAACGCAAGAAGATACCACACCAAGGAACTGATGGATAAAGTACTACCTGAAGAGCTGGTTATATTGATAAGTCGCGCCTGGCCTAGTCCATTAAATCTTTCGCATTCCGAACTGCGCGACCTTGACTATCGAGCTCTGTGGCACCCCAGCGGCCAAGTATAGGCCATGCGCGAAGTGATCACGGTTTCAGTCAGGTCAATCGTGCCGCGCTGCGTTTCCAGCTCCCCAGAAAAGCTGGCCGGCATGGTGAACGGCTTTTGGTACTTGTCCATCGACCGATAGTAAAACGTGGACGAAGCACCGCTGACCGTCTTGGTGATAGTCAACTCAGCCTCCCAAGCCAGGATGCCGCGCGACGAACCCATGATTTCTACCGCCGACACCATTTCGATAACGTCGCCGGCCGCCAGCTTGGTCTGTACCACGTTGGCCGTGGGTTGCATGTAGATGTAGCCGCCCGCCGCCGCCATGTTGCCACGCAGCTCGATGCACTGCGCCTCGCCATAGGCGGCAGGCTCCTTGAACCAGCGCGTGGTGATACCGGTCAGGCCAGAGCCAACGGCCTTGTAGCCGTCCGCCAGTACAGCCCCGACCACAGCGTTCACGCCAGCCGGTAGCGCGCCGCCAGCGCCAGCCAGCAGAGGGTTGGCATTGAGGCAACCGAACGGGCGGATGGCCGAGTAAACGTCGCCAGCGTCCGTGGGCAGCGGAATGCCGGGAAATTCGAAGTTGGCGGTGATGATCGGCACCACCCGCGAACTGATGAACTCGGCACCCAGGAGATTCGGGTGCAGGCCTTCAACGGTCATTGCCTCGGTGAAGCCGTCCCAGATGTTCACGACCGGCACGAACTGGCTGACCTAGCTCAACACCCAGTCTTTGTAGGCGATCGCATCGGCCAGCGCTTGGCCGCGCAGTTTGATGCCATTCTCTTCGAGAATTTGCACCTGCTCGATGATGCGCTCCAGCTCGCCTTTCTGATTGTCGATCTGCTTTTTCAGATCTCCAGCCACAGCGTTGCCTTTTTCCAACTCGCCAGGAACGGCGTCGTACTTCACTTGCAGGCTACCGAAGCCCTCTTTGAGCTGCTTTTCGAGGGATTCGCGAATTTCTTTTACGTCAGCGGTCATGGCTGAACTCCCAATTGGGTATTGAACAGTTGGGAGATTGCTTTCAGCTCATCCACGATCACCGTGTCCGCTGCACCACCATCACGGTGGACGGCGGTATAGCCGAGCGAGGCGACCGCAGCCGCCTCCTTTTGCGAAAGGCCCATGCGTTCACGCAGGGCCTTTTCAAAAAGTCTTATATCCGACTTCACGTCGGTAATGGTCGCCTCGGGATTCATGCCGAACGGTACGATTGAGGCTTCCCAAAGCTCAGCCTCCTTGATGATGCGAATCTGCCGGCCTGCACGCTCTTCGTAACTCGACAGCAGCGTGTTGAAGCCAATGGACATGCTGTCCAGCGTGCCCTCCTTCATCAGCTCGTAGGCATCACGGGCATAGCTGACGGCAAGGTTGATCCTGCCTTTCAGGAACAGGCAGTGGGCGTCCTGGGTGAACTCGGCAGACCCAACCAAGCGAGTCAGGTCGTGAAACAGCGCCAGCTTCAAGCGCCCTCCCGGCGCTGCCTAATCAGTGATCGACCGGGCAAACGTAAGTGCTCCTGCGTGATCAAGGGCGTACTCAAGGAGGATCATCGGGAATGGCTTGTGGTCGGGAATACATAGGAAACCCTTCGATTTTTCGCGTCGTATGACGTGATAATGCGTTTAGCCCTGGCGAATGGCAGGTTTTGATGGAGACACGCCATTGTCACTAACCCTTGGTACACCGAAAGGAATCAATATGATGGCCGTATTCAGTTTTTTGGTAGCCTGCTTTGGCGCTTACATGACCTACCTGAACTCTACGCCTGAAGCTAAAGACCAAGCCAAAAAATTACTTACGCGTCTGCTTGGCTCAGCGGGAAGAGTCATGTTGGGGCTAGTCATCATGTCAGTAGCTATCTTATCGGCCGTATGCATCATCATATTTTGGGTTGGTGAAGGTCCAATAACCCGGCAGGAAGTTGTAATGCTCATCCTGCATTTCATCAATCTGACAGTGTACGGCGCGATGTGCATAGCCATGATAACCGCCGCTTGCGCTAAGCCGCCGCGAGAGGCAGGTGGCGTCTCCTGAGAAAAAAATCAGCCTTCAATGTCATTTTCATCTGGCGCTACAAACAGTGGCTTTGACCAAATCGTGGGACGTTTACTGCGTCTGCCGCTCAAGCACCTCGGTGACCTTGTCGGTGGCGGTACCAGCAGTCTTGGCGGCTTATGTCGCCGTACCCGCTGCGGCCTCTGCCTTCACCGCAGCACCCTCAACCTTCACAGCTGCTTCGGACGCAGACTTGGCCAGCTTGTTCAAGCGCATGTCGCGCTGCACCGTGGCCTCGTCGTAACCCCGGCGCACTTCGGCGACCTGGGCGCTATACCAACTGGCAAGCGACCACTGCGAAGCACCGAAGCCCAGCGCGAACGAGCCAGTTACCAGCAGCGAGGCAATCACCCACACTTCGAGGCGACGCCACCACCGCCGGGCGATGAAGTCTCTTACGCATCTTTCCATCAGTTGATACCTCCAAGCTGTGAACGCAGAAGGGCTATCTCAGCGCTTTGGCTGGTCACCTTGTCAGTGAGCTGGGCAACCTGGCCGGTCAGGCCTTCAATCTTCCCCTCCATACGGCCAACAGCAGCGGCCAGCTCGTTACGTTCTTTGGCGCACTGGTCGGCTCGGGCTTCGGCTTCTTTGCGCGCAATGCGCTCCGAGTCGAGCAGTTCGTTCAGCCTGCGGACGGTGCCGATATCGGCGTTGTCCATGGCGCGGTCGGTCGCATCCTGGGAGAGGAATTTCCTCAACCACAGGAAGCCACCCAGCAGGATTGTGCCCGTACCGTCCAGCCAGGTAGCTGTGCCTGGGCCAAGGTCGGTTGGGTCCATCGTTACCTCTGAATAAAAAAGACCGTAGGGAAACGGTCAAAGGAGCATGGTGCCGAATAAGGCCCTCGCTGAACTTGATGATCAGAGGTTCCGAGGGATTGCGGTAACTGGTACATCCAGGAAAGCTTCCACTTGGGTAGCGGCTTTCCTTGGCGACACAAAAAAGCCCGGCGTAAGCCAGGCGTCTAGTTAATTGTTATAGGAGTTTTCCCGCAAAAAGGGGTTCTAGGAGCACTCTCTACTTTTTGAGAGATTCATCCAGCTCTTCAGACATTCGAGTGGGGCGAGGCTGCAACACTTTATTAATTTGCTGCTTCCGAAGTGAATCAATGTAGGGCTGAAGACGTGACACTGATTGGTTGTATGTCCGTCGCGATTCTTTCTCTTTCCCAAGCAAATAGTGCTCCAGTTCCTCAAGCTCCATGCTTGCGGCAATAGAAATGGCATCAGGCTTGGACTTGCCAGAACGACCTGTCGCATAACCATTTCTAAGAATCGGCCATATCTTTTTTTCACCTACAGCATCAGGCGCAGGATCAAGGATTGAATAATTTGGCATCGAGGCTCCACCTTATGAGAATTTACGAAGAATCTTACCATATGAACAAAAAACCCAGCGGTAAGGCTGGGCTTGGGGTGATCTATATGTCAGTCGTTGCCTTCTTCCTTGGCTTCATTCAGAACGAACCACGCGCCGGTCAAGTTTGAAACGAAAAGCTCAACCCCAGCGTCTTTTTGATTGGTGGAATCAAGGTGTTCGTTAACAGCATCCTTGGCTTTATCGCAGACCGTCTCACAGGACAGGTACTCCGTCTTCGCAATATAGCTGTACATTGCGGTTGGAAGATCCTTCAGCGTCCCATTACGATCTCGAATGGCTCTGTGGAATCCGTGTTTTTCCATGATTTCGTGAAGGTCGTCATATGAAGCAGCATTAGAAAGCTGAACCCTTATGGCGAAACTCGGATATTTATCCGATGGCTCAGTAGTGTGCGGGTACACCCTTTCCTCTTCAGCAGCATTAGCAAACTTCAAAATAAGCTCACCGAGATCAGTTCTCATATTAACCATCATCCCTGTCAAAAAGTTAATCCGGAGCAGCTGCCGGTATACCCCACAAATAAGAAAAAGCCCGACTCAGTGGCCGGGCTTTTCTTTCGATCTCGTTAACGCGCAGAGATAATATGATTGGTGGCAATCTCAACCATTTGCCCATGATTGTCAAGCGCCATCACCCAGCAGCTGTTCGCGGTCCAAAATCTCCGTTACATGGACCACTGCTCCCTCTTGCATCGCCTCCAGGCACTTATGAATACCGAGCCTCCATCGGATTGGAGCCCAGCAGCGCCAACCGGGTTGCCTGACGGAAAGCTACGGCCAGCACGCCGTACACCGAGCGCACGAAAGACAACTCGTACCGCTCCTGCAGCGGCCACATCAGCAACCTGTCCAACGCAGGGCTGGTCAGGGCTTCAAGCTCCACATCTTGGAGCCGAGGCACCAGATGGCGGCGTAGCGCGGACTGGGCGCTGGCCTTGCGCTTGGATGACAAGCCACGGTCGCGTCCCATGGCCAACTCCTGCGGGATCGCACTCAAGCTGCGCACGGTCGCTGAATCAGGGGCGCGCGATGATGAAGGCTGACGCGTCAGTTTCACCCGCAGTTCCAAACCTGACGCGACAGGAGTAGCAACCAATGCGCTACATGACCATCAGGAAATTCGCCAGCGAGTCTGGCTACAGCGAGGACGCTATCCGCTCGAAAATCCGTGATGGAATTTGGCGGCTTGGCAAAATCTGGTACAGGGCTCCGGATGGCCGGACGCTCATCGACATGGAAGGGTACGAGTCATGGGTAGAGACGGGCGGGGAGTTCGGGCGGTCTCCGATACGAGCATCGAAATCACGTTCATGTATCGGGGCGTCCGGTGCCGCGAGCGCATCACGCTCAAGCCCTCCCCCACTAATCTGAAGAAGGCCGAGCAACATAAGGCAGCGATCGAGCATGCAATATCGATCGGTGCATTCGACTACTCGGTAACGTTTCCCGGCTCGCCCAGGGCCACGAAGTTTGCGCCAGAGGCGAACCGAGAAACAGTGGCAGGATTCCTGACTCGCTGGCTGGACGGAAAGAAGCGGCACGTATCAAGCAGCACGTTCGACGGCTATCGCAAGCTCGTGGAGCTGCGCCTGGTGCCGGCCTTGGGCGAGCGAATGGTGGTCGAGCTGAAACGAAAGGATGTACGCGACTGGCTGAGCACCTTGGAAGTCAGCAACAAAACGCTGAGCAACATCCAGAGCTGCCTCAGATCGGCGCTTAACGACGCCGCCGAAGAAGAGCTGATCGATGTGAATCCGCTGGCCGGGTGGACGTATTCGCGGAAAGAAGCGCCAGCCAAGGACGACGACGTAGATCCGTTCAGTCCGGAAGAGCAGCAGGCGGTGCTGGCGACGATCAATGGCCAGGCACGCAACATGATGCAGTTCGCCCTGTGGACTGGCTTGCGCACGAGCGAACTGGTTGCGCTGGACTGGGGGGATATCGACTGGCTTCGCGAGGAAGTGATGGTCAGCCGGGGAATGACGCAAGCTGCAAAGGGTAAGGCCGAGGCTACGAAGACTGCGGCCGGGCGCAGGGCCGTGAAGTTGCTGAGGCCTGCGATGGAGGCTTTGAAAGCACAGAAGGCCCACACATTTCTGGCTGACGCGGAGGTGTTCCAGAATCCTCGCACACTTGAACGCTGGACCGGCGACGGGCCGATCCGTAAAACGATGTGGGTGCCAGCAATGAAGAAAGCAGGAGTTCGATACCGTCGTCCTTACCAGACCCGGCATACCTATGCATCAATGATGCTTTCTGCAGGGGAGCATCCCATGTGGGTTGCGAAGCAAATGGGACACACTGACTGGACGATGATTGCACGTGTATATGGGCGGTGGATGCCAAACGATACTGACCTACTGGGATCTAAAGCTGAAAAAATGTGGGCAGCAATAGCCAATTCAAAAGAATTGCCAGAAACGAGGCACGATGCCATCATGGGGAAACAATAGATGCTCCCACGGAAGGCGAAAATGGCTTGGGTAACACCTCAGTATAGTAAGAAAAAGGTAATGCGGGCAGGGTCGACTCTCTTTGATGAAGACGCCACATTCGAAGAGTTTGATGAGGCCTTGATCGTCTTAAACAACTGGCGCTCGAGCCACAGTTACCCTGTGAACACCTTCCAGGCAAGCCTACGTAACAAACTTAAGTCCTTGGATATAAAAGGAGTTGTGGCGCAGAGACTAAAACGTATCCCTTCGATCGTGGCGAAATTGGAACGCTTTCCAGGGATGAGTTTAGCGCGAATGCAAGACATTGGAGGTTTACGCGCAGTTGTGCCCTCACTAAAGTCAATCTACAGATTAAGAGAATCATATCTTCAGAGCAAATGGGATCATGTATTAGTATCCGAATATGACTATATAAAAAATCCAAAGGACTCTGGATATCGGGGGATTCACTTAGTCTACAAGTACAACAACAGGAAGGGTGAGGCCAAACACTATGAAGGCCTACAACTTGAAATTCAAATACGTAACGAAGTGCAACACGCATGGGCGACTGCGGTAGAAACTGCAGGAGTATTCCTAAATCAAGCTCTGAAGTCCAGCATGGGGAACGTCCGCTGGCTAGAGTTCTTTGAGTACGCTTCATCCAGCTTTGCACTTATGGAAGACTGTGAAGTGCTGACTGCTCACCGTCACCTATCGAAATATGAAATCTTGAAAAATACGATGGCCATAGCAAGTGAGCTAGAAGTTATTGATAAGCTTACTGTCTATAACTCCATCGTCGAGGAGCTGCATCATACTCAAGATGAAAAAACACATTACTACCTCCTAGAACTTAATACCCAAGACAGAAATGTAAGTGTAAGCGGTTATTCGAGAGAGGAGCTACCGAAAGCGACCAGTGATTACCTAGACCGAGAAAAGGCAGCGAAGGGTAACGAGAGTGTGCAGATTGTGCTGGTAGCGGCCCAGTCCGTTTCAGCTCTGAAGAAGGCCTATCCTAACTACTTCCTCGACACCGGTCGCTTCGTTACTCGACTAAGGAGGATCGGAATCATCGTCGCCCGAGGAGTCTATCCTCCAGCCCCACCGGTACCGAACCCGAAGCGGCAAGTTGCTTCAAGAGCTGTAAAATGA